CACTGATCGTGAATCAATTGAAAATCCTCTAAACTTTTCTCCCAATGCAGTAGTATCAATTGATTCACGATCAGTGGAGATCGTAAATCCTTGTACTTCACCAAGGGTGTTATAAGCGCCAGGAAGAAGATCAATAGTAACGGGCCAGGGAGCTTCGCCTTCGCTCTTGTTCAATGGCACTGCCAAATATCTTGCATCAGGATTGGCAATAGCATCGCCAAAATTCCTGTACATGCGGATAGCGCCCATTGCATCCACATTGGCGAAAAACTCTAACGGACCAACGCTTGCACCAGGATCATCAATGTAAGTGGTATTAGCAGCGTTTGTATAAAATCGAAAAGGAAGCCCTCTTGAGCTGGTGCCATTAATCCTGATGCGATCACCAGTGGTTATTGTGCCAAAATCAAGATCAAGCCCTTGTGGCGTGCTAAGAGCGAATCTTTTTCGCCCGTAAACAATATCCGCTGGGTTAATTTGCAGATTAAATTGATGAGCGCCACCTACACGCTTAAATTCAATACTGCCATAATGACCAGCAAAAACTGTCATTTTATTGCCTCAAAATCAAAGCCTACTAACATTAGGCTTCCATGGCACATCAAGGAACGCTCCGTCAATGGTAAAGCTGGTGTCAATAGTCACAACTTCTCCATAGCTGACGCCCATGCTCGCGCTAGTAATAAACGCATTAAACAGGAAGTTTGTTTTCCATAGCGCAGCACCGCCAACATCTCCAGCCGTTCCACTAACACTTCCATCCACTGAAAGATTCAGAATGACGCGAGGTGCCGTGCCGCGAGGAAATAAAATATCTACCAATTCAAAGGTGTCTTTTTGACGGTTGGCTTGATTATTATTGAGTTCGTCCTCGTAAAACAATAAGGTGGCGCTTCCTTCTCCTGATGTCATACCTGGCGAAACAGTGCGAACAGTATCTCCAAGCGCAGTGGTTTCAATGATTTCGCTATTACTAGTCAAAGACCAAGAGCGAATTTTCGCGATGCGGTATTTATCGTCAAGAATTTCTCGCTCGCTGTCTACTCCGCGAGTTGCAGTAGTATCAATCCCAACGCTAGGGCTCACGTCGATAATATTCTTTTTGTTGTCAACATAATAAAATCTCACTACATCACCAGCTTCGTAATTTGCACCAGCACTAACAACGGTAAAAACACACTGCCTAGATGCCTGAGTGGTGTTAACAGTGCGATCAGCACGAACAGCCGCAGAACGCCCGTCGCCCACGATATTTCTTACTTGATAAATTCCATTTACTACCACCGAAGAACCAGTGGGCACGTTAACAGTAAAAGTACCAGTCAGTCCTGACGATTGACTGCGGGCAATATAAATACGCCCATTATTGCCCGTGTAAATCATGGCGAAGATAGAAGCTTATACGCTCATTCTAATCATAACAATCACTCTTCAACGAATTGACTTGCGTCTCCAATGCGTTTTGCAATGAGAGAAATGCCATTATTGTCAGTAGGATGCTCTACTGCTTTTACAGTGACAATTCCCTCTTCGTTCATTTCCACATCAATCACTCTTGCTGAACGCTTTGAAAGCTTAGAAGACTTTCTTCCCACTGCAAACAAATAGCCTTCATACTTAGCCAATGAATCAGCAATGCCATTGCGAACAAGCACATTCTGCTTATTGAATGTATTCTGCTTGCCGTTATAAAGGAAAAAGTCATAAAGACTGCCACCAGCTTTCTCTGGAAGCTCTCCACCAATGGGAAGATTAAGTTCTCCTCCAGCTAAAATGCTGCCAGTATGCAAATCGTCCCACGTTTCCTGCCCAATGTCAATATACACATAAGAGCCAGGAGCAATGGAAGCTTCGGAAGGCAGTGTTTGTAGCTCATACGCTTTTCTCGATAAATTGCGCATGAGACACATAAGTCTTGCCACGTATACTGCCTGGTTTCGCGTGGTAACAAATTGAGATAAATCGAGAGTTTCACGAATGCACAATGCTTCGTTCGCGCTCTTGAGTCTCAATGTCACGCTTTCATTGCGAGGAAAATATTCATCGCTTTCTGAATCCCTATAAATAGCCGTGACAATCACATCTTGCGTTGATGCTCCATAATCCACAAATTCTTCCTTATAAGATCCTTCAAGAATATTGCCTTGGTTGAACAATGTAGAAATAGGAAGCGGCCTGTCTGATAGGATTCTTCCATTTCCATCGGCTGGTACAGAGGGCACGAGAGTGGTTTGTCCTCCAATCGTGGCAAGCTCTAACAAGCTAAACGCAGAAGCTTGCGCCCAGAATTCACGCCATGATTGAGGGTCAATAATTGCTCCGTCCATGAAGAGCTTATTGCGCTGACAAAAAGCTTGGGCTTCTGCAAGACGTGGCATGTTGATGGATTCAATGCGAGCATATTGACCAATGCCATTGTCTTTGTCTAAAACAGTATCAATGAAGATTTCTGGTGCATAGCTAGACGATCTAGCCTTGGGCGATGCAACAAAGGCATCCACTTGAGCAGCGGAAACGTAACTATTGGCATTGCTAGAAAGCGCCCTTACTTTCTTGCCTTTTTCCACCCATACTGTCACGTCCCGCAAATCTTGAAATCCACGTCCTGCAAAAGCATGCACTGCCAGCGTAGACAAGCCTCGATACAGTGATGCGTTGTAATCGCTCCAATTGTCTTTCAATTGCTCATTCACTGCAGCAATCGTAAGTTCTGGCGCTTGCTCATAAGAATACCTGGTCTGCGTGCGCACGTCGTAATTAAATAATTCCCATTCCATCGACTCCTTAGGCCCTTTATTCAATGGAGGCCATGCACTAAATGGAGTGGTGATAAAGCCATTAAATTCAACGACAATATCATTTACACCAGGAGCATTGCTGCTGTTTAGTTGACGCTTTCTGCTGTTGGCGTTAACGTAGGCGTAGCCAACGAAGTTAATTCCTCTACGACCAGCTTCCGCCTCTGGATCCGTCACGGGAGTTAAGCGAATCTTCCACTCAGCCGTACCACCCCCTTGCTTAATAAAGCGGAAATAAGTGAAAATATCTTGCTGAACAGATCCTCTGATGCAAAACACATAAGGAATGGTCTTGTATTGGTCATTATTTAACGCATATTCACAAGTGAACATTGCAGTGCGAGGTTGTTGGCCATTCTCTCCATTCTTGTAACCATAGTCGTCCTCGTCAGTGCCATATTTCCTTTGGCGACCATTGACCTGCCTGAAGAGTTGAAGCTTTAGTGAAAGCTCAATTGCTTCGCATTTTGTCACTGAAGAATAAGCGGCCTGATCAATGCGAGCTAAGCATTTTGTGCCATTGCGCTCTAGGACACTACTGTACAAGATGGGGCTATTCTCTATTAATTGCTCCAATGCGTCTATCTCCTTCTGGAGAGTCACCGTCTTCTTACGCAGCGAATTACGCTTTTCTCTTAATTGCTTCTTTTGCTTCTGATCGTAAAAAAAGCTTGCTTCTAGATCTTCCTCAATGTCTGCTATTTGCTGATTTAGAAGGACAATAGTCTGCTCTTTCTCTGAAATCTGCTCCTGATACTTCACCCTGTCTTGCCCTTCGTCCTTGCCATTCCACGCCTCGTTGTAACCAATGCTTGGCATCGGCCCCGACGTTTCACAAACTAATGTGGCCTTGAGAGAACTAAATTCAATTTCTCCGCGCCTATCATCCGTGTAGGCCACTTTCTTTGCCCTAAAAATAGCCCCACCAAGTTTATACAAAGACCCATCATCAAATACTGCCGCTGCATTCCTCAAGATGCTTTCAATGGCTTCGCGACCATCTGCTCCTTTCAGGCTGTTACTAGTGGTACTAGCAATAGTGACAACAATTTCTCCATCCTTTGGAAAGTTTGGTCGATTATTTGTCCCTTCCCAATATCCTTGAGTGCCACTAATTGAAATGGGAACAAAATCACTGGGATCTCGTCCTCCATTACCTTTTAGTTCAATTGCTTTTGGGCGAATGGGAACAATGCCAGTGATGCTGCAAGTGTTGCT